GGAGCAAGGTTTTCCGCGACCTTTGCGCCGACTTCCATCATCGTGGCGCTGAAGGCAGCCTTTGTCTCGTCAATCTTATCGTTTACAGAATTGATGGAGTTCAGCGTATCCCCGGAGAGGATGAGGCCCATGTCCTGAGCCTGCTGTCCGTACTGCTGCAGGGCTGCTCCACCGTCATCGATGACGCCTGCCAGACTGTCCGCAGACTTTCCGAAGAGATCCATCGCAAGCTGATCACGTTCTGTCTCGTTCGATACCTGGCTTAATGCACCGATAGTGTCATAAAAGACATCGATCGCCGGACGCATCTCGCCGGTCGTGGCATCTCTGACACTCACGCCCAGCCTGTCCCATGTGGCCTGTACATCCGCCGAGTCTGAGTCCATGTTCTTCTTCATCTTCTTCATGGACCCGACGATATCATCGACGGACACGTCGACCATATCGGAGGCATACTGCATCTTCTGCAGGTCGTCCGTGCTGATGCCCGTCTGCTTTGACAGGGTGTTCAGGTCATCGGCTGCGGTGACGGCTTTGTATCCGAGCCCGGCAAGGCCGCCCACAAGAGCACCGGCTGCGGCGGATACCGGAGCAAACGCTTCACCGGCTCCCTTGACGCCATTGCCGACGTCCTGGATCTTCTTACCCGCTGCCTGAAGCTGTTGAGCAGATACGGAGCCGAACTCCTTCATCTTGTCGTTGAGGGTTCCCAGCTTCTGCTCTGTCTCGATGATCTCACGCTGCAGGCCGTCCCATTCTGCGGTCCCCTCGGAGACCTGTCCCTGGGCGTCCTTTAACTGCTGTAAACGGTCCTTTGTTTCGCTGATCGCATCCTTGAGGAGCTTCTGCTTCTGTGTGAGCAGTTCAGTGTTGCCTGGATCCAGCTTTAAAAGCTTATCAACATCTCTGAGGGCTGTCTGAGTATTCTTTATTTGACTGTCAACGTCTTTGAGGGCCTTCGATAGTTTTGTAGTTTCGCCATCGATTTCAATCGTAATGCCCTTAATATTTGATGCTCCCATAAGTTACCTCAGAATCTATCAAAATCCGCCTGCGTGGCCACTTGCTTGTACTCCGTGCCGTCATTGGATGATTCTGTGATGACATCCATCACGTCACCCATGCTCAAGACTTCCATGTCATCGATATGCAGGCCAAGCTGTACAGCCCGGAGGAAATACAATGCTGTGGTCAGATCGCGGTCAGTTGCTCTTATTTTTTTTTAGACACAACAGACGTCTTGCTGTTATTCATCCACATTCCGATGATATCGCCTGCCGCGCCGAGCACGTCGGCCTCTTCAAACTGGCAGAGCCAGTCGATAAAGTCATCGTATGTGACCTGATTAAAGTTGGCACTCTCTGCCTGGAGCGCCATGATAAATGCGACCTGTTTGATGGTATCGACATCAAATTCATCTGCGGACATGGCCTTGAACGACATAAGCAGATCCTTGTGGAAGACCTGCTTATATCGTATCGGGGTCGCGGCATTGCCGCAGAGTCTCAAGGAATTGCTGCCGATCTGGACAGCGCCGGTCATTCTTCTGCCGTCGGTACGTAGACCGCGGTGTACCAGCCTGCATACTGAGTCGCGTTGGTCTCAGTGCAACGAGCCTTGACCAGGTCATGACCCAGAGCTGCTACATGGATGCTGGATGCGGTGATGCTGATGGACTCGGTCTGCGGCTCGGTGGTGTCCTCAGTAGTCTGACCGGAAACACTCGGACGAGTTGCAGAGCAGTTATAAAGGACGTGTCTGGTGTTGTTCTCATCTCCCTCAAACTGGAAGAGCAGAGCGAACGGGCTGCCCTTTGCATCGGATGCCTCGACCAGGACGCCGTTGGTGTCCTCAATCTCGCCGAGGATATCCTTGCGGAAGGAATCAGGGATCAGAGCGGATTCAAACTCGCCGCTGTATCCGTTATTCGCCTGGCCGACCCAGTAGTCGATGTTGTCTGCTCTGAATTTCGTGGTGTCACCCTCAGCGTCCAGAGACAGAGAAACAGCGCCCGGCCATGCTACAGGGTTCTCGTAGGTTGCGGAGCCATCTGCAGCGATGGTGGCCTTTGCGTAGTACACGCCCTTAAGACCATATTTGACCTTGTTAGCCATTTATTAAAACCTCCATTTCGTACACGGTTTCGTGCATTCGCTCAGAATCTAAATACTGCTCCGACTTACGATATGTAAGCGAAGCAGCTGCAAGTGCATCCTCAATCAGGGCCTCTGTGAAGAAGTCCTTGGTCTCGGAATAGAACTCGATCGTCAACTCTGTTATCCGCTGATAGTTTTTGCAGTCAGCATACAGATCAGAAGAGTCCTCATAATAAAAGACGATGAACGGCAGGACCTGCGGTGTGCTGTCAGGGAACTGATAGTAAGCGTTCGGCAGGCCTATCGAGTCGATCATCGTCGCTATATCTTGGTATGTCATGATATGTGCGTTATTGCCTCCTCGACTTTCTTCGGCAGTTCGGACTTGGCCCATTCCTCGACGGGCTGAATGTGCGGATATGCTTTTGCATTTCCGAACGTCCTCTGTGTCCCGTTCCGGATCACATGACCCTTTTCAAGCAAGTGGGCCAGTCGGTAATGATCAGCGTTGTGGATTACTTTTGACTTTGAAAACCTTCCTTTCGGAACATCATCGGCTACCCAGTCGCGGTTATATGCTCCTGTTCCGCCGTAACTTCCGCCAGCATGCAGCTTCTGCACGGCTTCCTCAGAGACGTCATCCACAGCCTTTCCCAGCACTTCGTAGACGTCTTCTCCGTATTTGTCGAAGATCTCTTTGATAGTGCTTGAAAGGTCAAGCGGCTTGATTCTCTTACCCCTTGCCATTAGTGCCGCCTTTCCGCTCGACATACAGCTCCAGAGTGTCGTCACGCCTCCGAAATGTCCGGTATACTGCGTAAGTCTCACCCTCAAACTCGACTATAGTCTCGCCGTTATAGTCAGCAAAAAAGACTGTAAATTCATACTGCGGGTTTAAGCCGTTCCGACCGCCCTCGAAGAACTCGCTACGGGTCACGCTCTGAACATTGCAGAAGACGGCGCGGGCAGCTGTCTCCTCGTGCCATACGCCATAATCGTCCTGTGTCTTTGTTGTGCTGATCAGGTTTATGACGTTGCTTCTGTCCATGTCGTGTACCCCGTCGCCATCGAGAGCTGGGCCTTCTGTTCGTCATAGGACGCCTTCAGCCTGTCATACTCGTCCGGCTCTCCGAAATGCATCTTGCAGTATGTTATGATCGCCCTGGTGCAGATTGCATCTACCTCTTCCGGAAGAACCACACCGGCAATATTTAAATCGACCTCTGCGGCCTCTATCAGATCCTCGATTTCAGTGTCAAACGCATCGGTTGAGATCCGAAGCGCCATTTTGACCTTAGCAGTCTGCACCATGTCGCACCTCTTACTTCTTCTTTACTTTTGCTGCCTTCACCGGAGCTTTTACCTCCTCCGGAAGCACTTCCGCCCATCCAAGCCGGATAAGCTGAAGGCCGGTGTCTTCGCTCATGTCGAACTTAGTACCGGCCTTAAACTTCTTACCCTCGGCAAGGATGTCGATCTTTGCCAGCAGTTTCATTAGTTGATGTAAGCAGCTGCAGCGGTCTTACGCAGACAGCCCTCTGCTCTCATGTAACCGCCGATGATGAACTGTGCGTTCTTTGCATCGCGCTCGGACTCGATCAGAGTGTCGTGGATGACATTCAGGACGAACATGTTCGGATCAAGGATGGTTACCTTAGTAGCTGCATTGTCCAGCTTGGCCTCTACGCCAAGAGCAAGGCCCATGTTGAACGGAGAGCCCTGTGCGATCGCGCCGCAGATTTCATAGTAGGAAGATGCAGGAGCGTAAATAATCGGCTTGGTTGCCTGAGTTGCAAGCGCAAGAGCAAGCTTGACATTCTCAAACAGAGTAGATCCGCTAGCCGGAGTAACCTTCTGGCTGCTGCCAGCGTCGGACAGAACACGTGCGAAGACGTCCTTTGCAAGTGCTTCGCCGAGTGCATCAGCGACTTCCTTAACAAGAAACTTCTCCATAGCGCCCTGGGACATCGTAGCTTCAGCATAGGACAGGCATACATAGGTATGATAGTCAGCACCTACGAGGATCACCTCTGCGGAAGTGAAGGACTGCTCGCTGGAGTTTGCAGAGTCCATCTTCTTAACGACTGCTGCCGGGGTCATCTTGGTGACCTTCATTGCGATGCCGGAGCGCAGAACGTCAACGTCTGCAAGGATCGGATGTGCAGTGGTGACCTGATCCCAGATCGCGGTATCAAGGCCGATCGGCAGGGACAGGCCATCGCCATAAGCACTGTTATCTGCCAGGATCGCTCTCTGCTCTACGGTTGCACGGCCTACAAGGTTGGCCATGAATGCATCTCTGTATTCCTTGGTATCAATTCCAAACATTTTTCTTTCCTCTCTGACTTCTTCCTTGAAGTCCTTGATAACTTCGCCCGCGCCGTCTGCTACCTGCTGACGGACTTCTGCCTTTTCTGTTTCGGCTGCCTTGCGGGCTTCCATTTCTGCCTTGATTGCTCTGATCTCTTCTTCAAGAGCATTAAGGTCAGCGCCTTCGGTCTCGGTCTCGGCTACGATAGCCGCCTTGCGTTCCTCCAGCTGCTCGATGGTCATCTCTTTCAGCTCCATCTTTAAACCTCCGCTAAAATTCTGATGATTTGTTTCTGCCGCTCGATCGCCCGCTTTTCGGCTCTCGCACTCTCCAGTGATTCCTTTGCGCTATCCAGTGCATCGGAAAGGCCTCTTGCTTGGATTGAGGTGGCTTCATACGCCGGGAAGGTAACGGCAGACACCTCGAAGACTTTGGAAATGTTCCTGATGTGTCTTGTCGGGTGATCACTGTCGAGGTCTTCCCATGTATCCTTATCAACTGTGAACATAAACGACATTCCGGAGATGTCTCCACGCTCTACAGCTGAATAAAGGCTCTTTGCTTCCGTGTTGTTCTCTGTATCGAGATCCACACGGATCGACATGCCAGCGCCGGGGACAACTTCCATCTGCATAGTGCTGTTGGTATTGTTATTCCTGGAACGTGCCAGCGGGATCATGTCGGTGTTGTGGTTAATTAAAAAACGCACATCACGGAGATCTGTGTCCGCGAGTGCGCCGTCGTCAATAATTTCACTGTACCAGCCGAGATCCGTGCGTTCGTTGTACACGATCGGCTGTCCGCTTAAGAAGTGCCCGTGCTCTTCGTTCTGGTCGGCCCGGACCTCAAAATCAAATGCTCTGATTTCCTTCGTCATCGCTCTGCTCCTCTGTCACTTTTTCATCTGCGTTGTAGTATTCGCCACGGATGATCCGGATGTCTCCACCTTCGACCGGCGGGAGGTTCCAGATCTCGCGGACGTCGTTGATGCTCATGATGCCTCTGTCAAGCATCTGGCTTGATACGTTCAGCTTGTCCTGGTTACTCAGATACTGCAGGCGGTTCGCGGTTGCCATGACTTTATTCCCGCTCGACTGCTCTCTGAGAGTAAAGAGCATTTTTGTCATTACCTCGGAGAACTGAACTGCAAACGGCTCGATCGCGCCCTCGTAGAAGGCCGCCCACTGGTCGCCGTATGCTTTATTCTGCAGGATCTCTTCATTGACGCCGAAGTATTCATAAACGGATTTGTTGATGATGCCCATCTGGTCCGCATCAACGATCCACGGCTTCACCTCAACCTGCTTGATGTCCTTGTAAGTATTCGGGAACAGAAGCAGACCACCGCCTTCTGCATCTCTGCTGAAGTTTTCCTCTGTGAAGCGTTTCCGCTCTTTAGCTAGGTCTTCGGACTTTGTGAAGTTTGACACCTGAGCCATAAAGCGGTAAGTCGCTGCGGATTTGACGCCCTCATCAATGCCCTGGTTGACGATGTGGATCAGGTCGATCGTCGGCAGCAGGGCCTTATTGTCCTCTC